AACTAAAGACTACCGAGAGGACTTGTTACATGTAGATGTAGAAGGTGTCACGTGGTTGAGTGTACGTATAGACAATGGCGAAACATACATGAGGGATTGGAAAGATTTTCAAGCCATCAAGAACGACCTCTGTTCTCCTACACGTGAAGCTTTTGAACTGTACCCAAGTGAAGAACGCTTGCATGACACAGATAACATCTATCACATGTGGGTACTGCCGGAAGGACAACGCAATCCTGTAGGGTGGACTGCTAGGGATGTGGATTACTCCACAAAGGTTTCTCCATTCCAACGAGCAGAAGATGAATAGTTATAAGGGTATATGAATGTATATGAATATACCTTATAACGTATGGAGAAAAATATGGATGTAGAAAATTTGAAAGAAAGAGTAGAAGAACTATCGTTCCATTTGGCAAGCGAACTTAAAGACCTAACGAAAGTTAAATTAGCGGTGCGAATTGCCTATGGCAGTATGGTTGCTAACCTTTTTGATGATGTCATAAGGGATGCGGTGGATGAATGTTTCATGGAAAACAGATACGCTTCTAACCCAATGCATGATGATGATTATGGGGGTGGATAATGAAACTAAAGTTGAATCCAAAAGCAGATAAAAACTGCACGAAATGTTTGGGAACTGGTATCCAATCCGCACTTAATTTAATGCCTGTCGAGGTTGTGGATTACCCTTGCGATTGCTTAAGGGGTGTTGGTGTTGGCACACTTACAGATGCATGATGCTAGTTAGTTTTAACCAAACTAATCAACTAAAGGGGTGTCCTTGTGGACATAGGTACTTCCTCGTAACCCACATAGGTTACAAGTGGGTACGTATCAAGCTTAGTGCCGGTAACAAACGTGGTTGGCGCATCCCTCGTAAGAAGTGGGATGCAATAACAAAATTAAAAGACTTCGTGATAGAAGAGGACACAGTAAACTGTGATTGAATTCATTGTTGACATGTGTTTATAATATAAACAGCTTATAAATATGGGAGAAAAATATGAGTGAGAAAAAGAAAACTGAAAAGAAAATTTCAGAAAGAGACTTCACTAAAGAAGTGAAAGACATGGCAGAACGTATCAACGTTGCGCCTAAAGATAACGAGCCTAAAGATGCAGACGTACAACCTATGTTTGAGTGCATCCATAGTGCGATAAACCACGTGGCAAACCTTTCCGGTTTCACTTTTACTGTTGAGGAAAACTTTGATATGGGTACAGTTATGCATGCCATGATAACAAGTGTACTTGTTCATGCATTAATACGTACCAGTCCGAAGTGGTTGAAGGAAAATTTAGAATTTACTCTCGATCACTTAGATGACCTTAAAGGTATAGCTAATGAAATGCTAAAGAATGGAAGCATGACAAAGGGAAGCACAGAAGATTTTGCTGACTTCCTCTCGTCAATACAAGAAGATGATGACAGAGTGGTGCATTAAGATGAGTAGAACTACGTTAACTTTTGTCTTAGGTGTACTGGCATGTGCTTGTTTGGGTGTCGGTGCGTATATATCTAGTGGGTACTATTGCTCTGTGTATGGTGGCATAACTGTATTCCTAGCCGGTCTTGGAACTGGTGTGTTTAGTGTGTTTGCCTACAGTCAAGGCGGTGGCGAACAAGTAGGGGATGAGTGATGAGTAAAGACTCTATTAAAAACAGATTTTATGTAGAAAGTCCTTTAGGAGAGGACTTAGTAGATAGCAGAGACATGCTTAAAAGAATGGAATGTCTTGAAGCTGTGGCAGAAGGCTATTTTGCTCGTTCATTTAAAGAGGAATCTAAAGAATTAGATGATGCAGATAAAGATGAATTGAAAGCTTATCAAGAATTGCGAGCAGAAATAGGGGAAGAATACTTTGATCAAGGGATTACCTTTATCAAAGATACTTACTTTTCAGAAGCTATGCGTGAAGATTTCTTAGAGTTCAATCAAATTGATGAAGCCTTAGAATGCTACATAGATTTTGATGCGTGGGAAACAGCTTGCAGTATGGATTACACAGAGATAGAGATAGGTGGATATGCCTATTCATATAGGGGATGAGTGATGAAATATAAAATAGATAAAGGCATAAAGCTTCCTGTTAGCAGAGGTAAGATTAGCCAATGGACAGAACTCATAAAGGACATGGAAGAAGGCGATTCAGTTGGAGAACTAATGTCAAGAGAATCCATAAACTTAGCTACATTGATGCGTAAGAAAGGAATCAAAGCAGTCGGTAGAAAAATGGTTAATGGGAAAATAGATAAGAACGATCCGGTTTATCGAGTGTGGCATGATGGATGGACTGCTAGAAAAAACAGGGGATGAGTGATGAGTAAAACATTTGATGATAACTTTGAGGAAGTGTTTAAACAGGACAAGAAGTATGTCGTGCAGATATACAAGCCATTAGACAATGGAGACATAGAGGAATTTAAACTTCACTATGATGAGTATCCTAGCTTTGATGAAATCAAATCATGGATAGCGGATAACAGATCACGTGGCATGATTGAACACATCAACGTTCTGCACGAAGGCAACGACTGTGATGCCATCATAGATGAGGAAGGCAAGATATATGATCTGGATGTGAATCCAATAGCCACTATCATGTATGATAAATTTAAAGAAAAGCATGGCTACATAGTAGGAAACGATCTTGTAGTGGGTACATGTGCTGTGCTAACTAATTTTGAACTAAAATAGGGGGGAGAAATGGAAGGATTTCCAAGCGGTAAGATAACTCTTACCATAGAATTTGAAACTGATGGATGCATCAACATAACTGCTAAAGATTTGGACAACGCATGCACTTATGCTTTTAAGAAAGAAGCTAACATGCTTTTACATAACAAGGTTATGGATGTGCTAACAGAGGTAGGTGTAAGCCTAGTGAAAGCATGACCGAGTATGCAGACCTAATAGAAAAGGCAAGGCATAAGCTTGCTTATGAAAAAGAGTACGTGAAATGGTGCGGTACACCTAAGTATTTACATGCACATGATGGCATTATAGAAACTGCCTTCAATGATGGGCGTGTGATTGTAGAGGATACCTCTACACATAAGGAGACTGTCAAATATCCGGAAGGATATGGGAGTGATACATGGCAGTCTAAATTAACAGATAAATTTAGAAGAAATAGATTTATCAAAATAAAAAAGGAGTAATGATATGGGTGCAGACCTTTACATGAATAAATCGTTTAAAGAAAACGAACTCAAGTACAAACCTCAACTTGATAAAAAAATAGAGGAAAGAGACGCACTACCTAAAGGTAGTGATGAAGCAAACAAAGCACAAGAGAAAGTAGGCGAACTATTTAACAAGCTTTACAATAGCGAAGTCTATTACAGGGACAGCTACAATCATGGCAGTTTGTTATGGGCGTTAGGCTTGTCTTGGTGGGATGATGTGACCAAGTATATAGATGACGAAGGCGATATGTCTCCGGAAAAGGCGCAAGAATTCCTTGATGTGATCGAAGGTGCAGACCTAGAGATAGGAAAAGAATTCTTAAAGAAATCCTACGAAGATGAAGGGTGGACACATGACGAGTGTGTTGAATACTTTGAAAAGCGTAGGGAAGAATTGATTTCTTTCTTACAGAAAAGTGTTGATACAAAAGAAAGCATAGGTTGTTCGGTATGAAGCAACCAGTACCAGAAAAGCTGACTGTCTGGCGAACTAAGCCAATGGAAGTGGACATAGACTTTGATTCTATTGAGCAAAGGTCTTTACTGAAGCAACGTTTAAACGCTACAAATGATTGGCTTCAGCGTTCACTCGAAAGCAACTGTCTATGGGGAGTCGTGGTTGCGAAGCAACATTATGATTATCTCTTAGGCAAGTACAACACACCAAGCATTTAACATAGAGGTTACAATAGTATATGATAACCCTATGTTAAATAAGGTTTACGAGGGCATGGGTTTATATTTTTCTCACATGTCCTCACTAATACTGAATTTCATGGTATCCCCATGAATAGGGATACGCCCTTTAAACTTAATTTTATTGCGGTATTTGTTATGAGTATCGTAGTTTATTGGGGGTATTCCGCTTATTAAATATAAAGCATGGCTAGGTGTTGCAGTTAACCAAAGTTAGAATAAAAATAGGCAACCTCTAACCCTAGTCATGCACTTACTGGAATAAATTATGAATAAAAAAGATAAGAAAATTCTTACAGATATAAACAATTTCATATGGATCATTGACAAGCCTTATCGAATACAGGCTTTGTATGATATGCATGAAGGCTTATCACACGCTGTGTTCTGGGAATTGTTTCATTCCCTATACATGCAGTCAGAAAATCCTAGTCAAGATATACACTTGATAGATGAAATGTTTGAACGTAGCACACAACTGGAGAGGATGGAAAGCCCAGAACGTTTAAACACTCTCCCGACAAATTCCCGAAAACTATACGAAGTATTACCAAATGAAATGACCATCTATCGTGGGTGTCATGGCTTCAATGAGCATGGGTTTTCATGGACAACTGATTATCAAATTGCCAAAAAGTTTTCTCAACGCATGGCAATAGATGGTGTTGCTATAGTCCTTTGGGGTAGAGCATTAAAGAATGATGTGATATGTGCCTATCAAGAGAGATCAGAAAGCGAAATCATTATCCAACCCAAGCACGTACAGGTTACAGGTAGAGAAAACTTTGATACAGGTATGTCAGCTTTATCTGGTCGTGACCAAAGAGAACTCAAACTATTCACAGAAGTACAAACAGGTTTGTGGCATCAGGACAAAGACATTAAAAGAAGATTGGCAGAGCAAGAAACAATTCTTGTGTTTCAATACGCAAAAGAAGGAGAAGCATTTATCAAAGAAAGAATAAAATACATGGAAGAAATCTTTGATACAGCTAGAAGTTACAATGTAAACCCTTTATTATTTGGTGCTAATTACGATCAATACCTAGTAGCCAAACAGATAGCATCCGGAGAACAATCAGAATGGTTTGATGAACAGGTAAAAATACTGCGACAACTAGAAGCAGATCAAGCTAAAGACAGGGAGAACATTCACTAATGCCTAGAAGAAATAAGAGTCCATACTGGCTTGATCAAGCCATAGATTTACGCAAGGATGGGGACACGTTAGCGCAAATATCTAACGTACTCCTTGTACCAGTTTCCACAATCAGATACCAACTAGCACTTAACCTAGCACGTGACGAGTACGATAGCTATTGCAAAGAACCTAATACTGCGGATGGCAGACAGAGAACCAAAGCCATCTTTGGTTTCCATAAGGAAGGGTTGAATGGCAATCAGATCGCTAAACTTGTAGGTGTTTCACGTCAATACGTGTATAAACTTATACGCATGAAGCGTGAACAGGAAGATGCTTTGTTGGATTATGAAGTGGAAAAACAGGTAATAAAAGATAGGAGAAACAATCATGCCTAAGATGACATTTAAAAAGTGGTTTAAGAAATGGTTTTCATTTACGCCACTAGAAGTTAAACCAAAGAAGCCGGCTTCAACTGGTGTTGTTAGAAAAAAAGAAACAACTAAGGAATGGAGAAAGGATACTGTCTGGGAGAAACCCAAGCGAACACGAACTATTAAAGGTAGATACAAAGCTGATGACAAATCCACACCAGACGTGAACGAAGCGTGGGAAGGTGGCAAAGCACCTAAAAAGAAAAAGGTTAAAATTACCAGACGTAAAGCTAAACAAAAGTAGAGTCTGGGTAGCCGAATGGTTTGTGGTATCTACCACTTACCACGTCATACTCTAAGTCAACCTGTCCGATTGCACCGGACTGTTTAAACCTCATCTTCTTTGTATGTATGCGTACTTCCTTACTGCCTTTAGTAAAATCCCTTTCAACTATTAATATCACATCAGATTTATTGGCAAAGTTTGCACTTCCGGCTATGTCGTAAGGCTCAACCAAAGGGTATTCTCCATCCGCACCTCTACGCATCTTAGCCGGATGCGCTACAAAGAATACGTGTACGCCATAAGACTGTGCGAAGCGTTTTAATTTACTCATCATCTGTGAAACGTATTCTGTTTCAGTCATACCGCTTGGTCTCTTGTGATCGAACTCATTGTAAGGATCAAGCACCACCACGTTTACACCATACCTAAGAACTGCTGACACGCATGCTTCCAAGCACCAATCTATAGTCGGACTTTCATCTTCCGCCCTAATAAAAAAGAAATGTTGTGCTATCCAATCATACGCATCCAGTAATTCTTCCTCATCCATTGGCTCTATGTATCCCTTTCGTGCCGGTTTACCCACCTTTTTCTCTGCTATCTTGTTGAGGTGTTCTGATACAGGATTTTCAAATGAACACATGGCAAACCTGTAGTCATGCTCACGTGCCATGTTGACCGCTACTGCATCTATGAACTCTGACTTCCCACAGTTAGCAACACCACTCACTATGGTCACTTCTGATGGTCGCACCAAAAAGATTTCATCCATCCCTGCTATGCACGTGGACAATCCTTTCCTTAACCCACCTCTGTATAGCTGTAAGCCTTCTTCCATGAAGATGTTCGCTGTGTATAAAGACTTGATTGGGTAAGGCTCTGCACTTTCTAGGCATTGTTTCAATGCCGATTCCTCTAAGCACCACACCTCGTTGGCATCCTTACATCCTTCCGGATAGCTGATAATGAAGCACCTCTCTCTGCCTATGCGCCTAGCAATTTCCTCTCGGCATTGTATGCCGGCATCATCATTATCTAAGGCTAGATAAATACGTTTATACTTAGACACATCAAAGGTCGCCAACCAATCCATCTTCCTGTCACTCGCACCATCCGGAATTGAGATCACATTCTCCGCAACCATCTTCCATGTAAGCGCATCCATCTCGCCTTCGCAAATGAGGATCGAATCATCTTCCTCGTTTAAACAGTCTATTAGGTAGGGTATTCTTTCGCAGTCTGGTAACTGGGCGTAATTTTTATCTGCGGTTCGGAACTTTATGTTGGTGGGGATTCCTTCTCCACTCCTATAAACAAAGGCTATGCAGTCTTGTCTCTTATTATTCACGAAGTGTGATGCCATGCCCACGCCAAACTTATTCACGTGGTTTAAACTTAATCCCCTTTCCTCAAAAAATTTCTCTCCCCACATACCTTTAATGCTTTTTGTATTCGGTATGGTTGAGGGTTTTTTGGGCGCAGATTTTCTTATGGTGGGTGCTTTACGCAAGGCTTCCTTCCATGCATTCCCTTCCCAAAGACAATGATGACACCGCCATCTTGCACCTTCCTCGTTGATATTTATGGATAGGCAAAGGTCTCTTTTATTTTTGCGTTGATGCGAGCATTCCGGACACGTGGTTTTGTGTTGTCCGGTTTCGTATGAGCGTAGCTGTATGCCCTTGTCGGCTAACTGTTGGTCTATGGTTTTGGTTAGTGTTATATCGTTCATGGCATCCTCTTAAATATATGCTTGCCATCTTCGCCCAATCTTCTGCCCTGTTCATCCTTCTTATTCTTATCCTTGAAGCGAGCATCCACATTGACGAGGTAATTAACTGTGGACATGTACCATTTCTTGCGAGCAGAATCATCCGCTTCTTCGGATAGCCACACGTCTCTCGACATGAGGACAGCATCTAAATTAGGAATGTTCTTGAAAGTTTTTAACCACTTATCGTAGTCAGCTTGGGTTAGTTTGAGAACGTAACCCTCAAAGGCGTAATTTTTTCCCATATTTTTCTCCAGTTTTTTTCATATGTTCCCTTATAGTTATGCCATTCTAATCTATGCTTTTCGTTGAGGATCAAGCTTTGGCATAGGTTTCACATCCCATACCCCTGTATGGGTGTGACCTATCCATATGCTAATCGTCTCGGACTCCGCTATGGCATCACACTACCGCACTCTTGGTGTGTGATTTAATTGCTACATACTTAAATTCATAGTGCTTTAAGGCGTACTGCGTTCAATCTTTCGGTCTCGCATTAGGTTATGTACGCATCCCATAGTAACCTTTTATCTGACAAATCCTATGGTCTTACCCCTCGACTTGTCTATTCTCCATATTAATTTATAATCGTGTAGGAGCGCAAGGTTTTTTTTCATATCCTTGTACTTTGTTGATATTCCCATATCAATACTCCAGTTAAAAGGGGGGGGATTTCGAGTTGTCTCCCCTCTTTTTCTGCGCTTCTACCCCTACTACCCATACCTGTGAGGGTATTTTCGTCTCTTAAAACACAATGCATTACAGTTTTTTTAAAAAAAACTGCTCATATTGGTAACCAAGCTGACATATTGTATTAAGGTTAGCAAATTAAAAAGGGATTAATCCATAACCCCTTCTCCACTTGGCTAACCTTAAAGGGCGTACCCATTTTACTCTCCTGTTTTATGGGTACTGCCTAACTCATCCCACTCTATTTCTTCAACAGACACCTCGACTCTAGGGTTTTCTTTGCTCAGATATTTCTCGGTGATGATACGTTTAAACGCTCTATCATTCTTAAACCATATACCCTCAAGACCATCCAACACCAGAGAAGCATCTAGGTCT